GCCACCAAGACCGGCTGGGCTTCCGACGTCACCAGCGTTGCCCTCACGCCGGACGAGCGGGCCATCTATGAGCAGCAGGAGAAGGTCGGCCAGCGTGCCCAGGCCATCGCTTCGCGCGCCCTGGCGGAGCGCCTCGGGGACCTGATCCGCACCGACGGCATGGTGGCTGCGGCCCCCGTAGACCCGGTGCAGGACGTCATCGGCAAGCTCGCGGCCCTCAGCGCCGACCAGCTGGCCGCGCTGCGCGGCATCTTCGCCGCCGACCAGGCCGCCGCCGAGACGCAGGACGCGGCCCCGGCCAAGCGCGGCCCCGGCCGCCCCAAGAAGACCGACTCCGCCGAGTAGGAGGCGCCATGGGCCGCCCAGCCAATCGCTGCAAGCGGTGCGGCGGCCCACAGCGCGGCCGTTCCGGGCGCACGTCGGACATCGTCGCGTACTGCACGGTATGCAAAGAAGGCGTGTGTACCAAGCACTTGCGTGTCCGTGACAGCGAGTACGTGTGCACTAAGTGCGCCAAGGAGGCGTGAGCGATGCCCGTCTACTCCCCCCAGGGCTATCCGATCGCCGGTCCCGGTTCCCCCTATGTGACCCCTTCGATGCTCATGGCGAGCGCGACAGGAGTCAGCTGGTCCTCGATCGGCTCGCAGGCCTCGACCAGGCCGACGAGCGCACAGGTGTTCGCCGAGACGATGAACATCTGCCGCCGGGCCTCGGCGATGGCGGACTCGGCGACGAACACCGTGCTGCGCGCCACGGTGGACACGGAGCAGCTGACGGGGCCGGGCGACTTCAGGTTCCAGCTCCAGAACAGCACCGGACGGGCCAGGCTCCTGATGTCCCGCTCGCCGATCACGGGGGTGCTGGGCGGCCAGTGGACTCCGGCGGGGGCGTTCCCCGCGACGTGGACGCAGTTGCCCGCAACGGCCTTTCGGGTCGAGCGGCCGGTCATCGGCTCGTTCGGCTCGACGGCCCCTTCTGGCTCCGGCGACGGCGGCCAGTCGCTGCTGCTCCAGCCGGGCCAGGTCACCTGGCTGTTCGGCCGCAACAACGTGGACCTTCAGGTCACGTACGTCAACGGCTGGCCACATGCGACGCTCACGGCTCCCGCGACGGCGGGTGCGACGTCGGTCCAGGTCGATGACTGCACGGGGTGGGGGCCTCCTCCGGGAGCCACGACCGGCGCTTTCGGTACGATCTACGACCAGGGCCAGGAGGAGGCCGTCCTGTGCGTCGCATCCACTGCGACGCAGGGGCCCGGCACACTCACCCTCAATGCGCCGCTCCAGTTCGCGCACAACTACGGCACGATGGTCTCCACGATGCCCGGCACCATCCAGCAGGCGACGATCCTGTTCGCGGTGTCGCAGGCGATCGTGCGCGGTTCGACGGCGACCACCGTCCAGGCGGTACCTGGTTCCTCGGTGGGTCCGGGCGCGAGCATGAAGGACTTCGAGAAGGCCGCAAAGGAAATGCTGTCCCCTTACAAGAGGGTGGTGTAAGCCTCTTGCCTCTTGTGAGCATGCAGCAGTACTGCAAGGACCTGCTTGACGGCACGCCGATGCCGCTCGGGCTCGCCCCGATGCAGGCGTATATCACACCGCCGAACCCGGGTGTGGCCGAAGTCCCGACGCTGTACATCTGGGACGCGGAAGGCGAGGAGTCGCGCGAGTCGATGCCGCGTGCTGCGCCCGGTACGGCGTTCCTGACGACGGGCGCGTTCAAGTTCTTGCAGCACAAGATCGAGATGTACGTCACGATGGTGGACTACGCCGACGACGTGTCGGTGGACAGCAACTTCCCCGCCTGCGTCGATGCCGTCCTCGCCGTGCTGCGCAACACCAAGATGCCGATCCTCAACCGTGTCGATCCGGTCACCGGCGGCGTCTCGGACGTCACGATGATCGGCGAGCGGATACGCTGGCGCCAGGGCGTGCCGCGCTCACTCCAAGATCAGCGCATGTTGTGGCTAGTCTGCTGGCTTCAGATCGACCTGGTAGAGAAGATCCAGGCGTAGATATCCGGCGGCGGGTATGTCTTGGTTTTCGCATAGCATTTGGCTGCCGGACCCGCTTAGCGTATCACGAACGGAGTGATCACGTGGCCGGAATGCTGACCTTCACCTCCGACGCCCGCGCCGTCGAGACCCTCGGCTCCAGGTTCGAATGGATTTCCGCGAACGTCATGGCGGCCGAACTGATCCGCAGGCCCGTCCTCGCCGAACTCCAGCGCGAGACGCCGGTGGCGCAGAAGGTCATCAAGGGCGTCGAGCCGGGCAACCTGCGCGACACCATCAAGTCCGACATCCGCTCCGGCGCGGGCACGGTCTCCCTGCGCTACACCTCCGACGCCGACTACGCGGGCTTCGTTGTGGACGGCACCGGCCCGCACGAGATCGTCCCGCGCTCCGCGTCCGTCCTGCACTGGGTTGACACCCAGACCGGCGAAGACGTCTTCCGCCACCGCGTGTGGCACCCCGGTACGCAGCCCAACGACTTCCCGGGCCGCACCGCTGACCGTGTCCTGCCGTTGGTAGAAACGGCTTTCGCTTCAGTTTTCGAGAGGTTCTAATGCCCACCAAGACGCGCCTGGACACCGATGTCGAAGCTCCGGCAGATGCCCCGCCCGTGGCCGACGCGGTCCCGGCCGTGGAGGCTGCGGCCCCCGAGCCCGTGGCTGCGACTGCGGAAGAGTCCGAAGACCAGCGCCCCCACTCCGACGACCTCTGGCAGGCCGGGCCCTGGGTCGCGTTGACCTACACGGGCGACCCCAAGGTCTACATCCCGCTCGGCGAGCTCGCTTACGGCGACGTCCGCAACGTACCCGCCCCTCTCGCCGAGTCGTACCTCGCGACCCGCGATTTCGTTCCCGCAGCGGCCTGAAGACCCGCTCCCCCGACCCGTCGTGGCGTAATCCACGGGAAAGGTCTGTGTGCCCACTACGGTCGTCGAGCGCTGGGGCAGTCTGTCTGCCTGTGGAGTCGCCCGCGAAGTGACTTTCGGTACGCCGCTCACTCCGACGTCTTTCATTCCCATGACCGGCAATGAGCTTCAGCTCGATGTCGGCCTCTTCTCGCCGCACGTCATGTTCGGCCAGAAGGACTTGAACACCTTCCCGCTGTACGGCCAGTACAAGATGTCCGGCTCGGTCACCGCCCCGGCGTGGCCGACGAACGGCGCTACGTTCATCTCCGCTTCGATCGGCCCTGACGCGCAGGCGGGTTACGGTGTCGCCGCTCCGACGCCGACCACTTCGACGTCTAATACGGTGGCCAGCCCCACTACGGCGGGCGCAACCACGGTCACGTTGACCTCCGCCACCGGTTTCGCGGCGGGCCAGCAGTTGGCGATCGACACTGGCGGCCTGCTGGAGATCCGCAAGATCGCCAGCGTCGCCACCAACACCCTGACGCTTTCCGACGCGCTGACGTTCGCGCACGCCGCAGGCGTCGCTGCGGTGACCGGCGCGGCGACCACGACGCTCAACGGCGCGGTGTCGGCGAACGCCGGAACGGTGATCGTCACCTCCGCAGCGGGTATCAGCATCAACTCGATCATCCAGATCGACATCAACAGCGTGGCTGGCACGACGACGTCCGAGATCCGCAAGGTCACGGCGATCTCCACCAACACCTTGACGCTCGACGTCCCGGTGGTGTACGCCCACGGCAACGGGGCGAACGTCTGGCTTGTGGGCGCACCGTACTTCCACAACATCCAGCAGGCGAACGTTCTCAGCAGCCTGACGGTCGAGAAGAACCTGGGCAACTTCGAGTCGCTCCAGTTCGCCGGGTGCCGGGTCAACAAGCTCGGCATCAGCATGACGGCGACCAACACCGAGGGCACGCTTACGGCGGACCTGATCGCGAAGTCCGTCGCGGTCCTGTCCACGCCGTCGGCTATCGCGATCACGCCCGAGTCGCCGTGGGTGTTCGCGGAGTCCACGGTCAACCTGTTCAACCAGGTCGTGGCGCAGGCGATCAGCGTCGAGGTCAACATCGAGAACGGTGTCAAGGACACCTACACGATGAACTCCTCGCACAACCCGCAGTTCCTCACGCCGGTCACGCGCGCCATCATGGGCAAGATCGACGTGGTCTTCACCTCGCTGGACGACGCGACGTGGGGTTACTACAACCAGATGGTCGCGGGCACGAGCGGTCCGCTGACGCTGTCTTTCGCGCACCCCACGACGGGCGGCTCGATGACGATCTACCTGCCGAAGGTGGTCCTGGCTAAGACCCCTGATTCGGTAAAAATGGAGGATATTATCACTACCTCCATCGAGTGGACCGCGTTTCTGAACATCGCCACGCTCCAGACGATCAGCGCGTTCCTGCTCAACCAGTCCTACCTGGCCGTATAAGCGGCCTGAGACGCCCGGCGGCGTATGAAGATTGGGTTTCGGCGCACCTTTAGCCGCCGGGCGTCATTAACGTATCACATACTCACGAGTAAGGACACTGCCTGTGGATGTCAGCCCCTACGAGGGCACCGTCGAGGTGCGTATCGGCGATAGCGGCATCGTCGTGATGCGCGAACGCATTCCCGGCGGCGACCGCGAGCACGCCGATAAGGTCCGCATGCGAATTAGCACCAGCGCCAAGGCCCGCACGACCGACTCGAAGATCGCGGCCGAGGACATGTCCGTCTCCACCGAGATGGACGAGGCAGCCTACCACCTGGCGCTGCTCGACGCGTTCATCGTGTCGTGGAACCTGACGCGCCACGGCGTCCTGATCCCGCTCACGCCCGCCCCCGTACGGGAAGCGTCCATCAGGGGTCTGCCGGACCCGCTCTACACGCCGCTGGTCAAGAAGGCCCTGGAGCTGGTGGAGGCCGCGTCGCGTACGACGGAAGACCAGGTCCAGTTTCAGCCTGGCAGTGGTGACGGCGGCGCGCACCGGGTCCACATCTGATCCACGGATCGTGCGCATCTGGCTGCGTCGGGCGTTCTGGAAGAACTTCGGGACCAACCTGGACGACGCTTGGAGCCATTGGCCCGAGCAGGAGTTCCAGGATGCTGTCAGCGTCCTGAACTCCGAGGCCCAGGCGTCGCGCACCGGCTCTGGCGGGGGCGGCTCCATCCCGGCGGAGACCACGCAGGCGAACTTCGACGCGCTGCCGCGTATACCACGCCCGGAAGAACCCCCGCAGGAACCACCACCGGCGTAACAGGGGGTTGTCATGGCGGACCGCACGACCCGCGTCCTGCTGGAGATCATGGCGCTGGACAAGGCGACTGCGGTCCTCGGCTCGATGATGACCTCGCTCCAGGCCTGGGCCGACAAGATGAACGCCGTCGGCGAAGAGACGCAGCTGACCTCTGAGCAGCTCGAAGTCGCACAGGTGCGTCTCCAGGGCGCTTCGGACGCCTATGCCGTGTCCCTGGAGGCTCAGGCCACTGCACTGGGCAAGCTCGAAGCAGCCCAGGCCACGGTCGTCGAGAGCCAGCAGGCCGCTGTGAGCGCCCAGCTGGAGGCGCAGCGCGCCGCCGAGGAGGCCGCTGTCGCCACAGGCGCGGAGGCGGCCTCGCTGGAGGCGTACGCCACGACGGCCACAAGGGTGGCCGCAGAGACGGCCGCAGCGGTGCAGGCCTCCGTCACCGAGCAGGTCGCCGCCTACGACCGGCTGATGGCCGCCGACGCCCTCGTGGCGAAGCGGGCGCGGCAGACCGCCGACGCGCAGATCGCGGGCAACGAGGAGACCGATGCTTCCACGGTGAAGCTCGGCAAACTGGGCCCGGCGCTGCTGGCCACCGGTCTCGCGATCGGCTATCTGGGCACGAAGTCCGTGGAGTCGGCCGCGAATTTCCAGACGCTGATGACGAAGCTCGTCACGTCTGCCGGTGAGTCCAAGGACGCCCTCACGGCCGTGAGCCAGGGCGTGCTGAACGTCTCGACCATGACGGGCACTTCGGCCGACGAGCTGGCCAAGGCCTTGTACTACGTGGACTCCGCAGGTTTCCACAGCGCCCAGTCCATCACGATCCTGACGGCCGCCGCCAAGGGCGCCAAGGACGAGATGGCGAATACCGCCGACGTCACCAACGCGTTGACGACGGTCATGACGAACTACCACCTGAGCGCCGACCAGGCGACGATGGTCATGAACCAGATGATCACCGCCGTGTCCCTGGGTAAGACCAACCTCCAGGAGTACTCGGTCGCCCTCGCCCAGGTGCTCCCGCTGGCCGCCGCCGCAGGCGTGTCGTTCGGCGAGGTCGGCGGAGCCATGTCCACGATGACCGCGAAGGGCATGACCGCCCAGCAGGCCGCGCAGGACCTGGCGTTCTCGATCCGCTCGCTCCAGGGGCCGAACGGCCAGGCCGTCAAGGAGATGGAGCAGCTCGGGCTCTCGGCGACGCAGGTCCAGCAGTCTCTCGGCAAGAACGGCTTGGTCAACACGTTCATTGAGCTCCAGAACGCGATCACCAGCCACATGGGCCCGGCGGGCACCGTGGTCATGGACGCGTTCAACAAGTCCAAGACGGCCGCCGCCGACGCCAAGCGGATGTTCGACGCGCTGCCCGCTTCCCTTCAGGGGCTGGCCTCGAAGCTGGAGAACGGCACGATCAGCGCCAACAACTGGCGCCTGGCGATCCGCAACCTGTCTCCCGACCAGCAGAAGCTGATGCAGGAGTTCGCCACGATGCAGACGAACGCGGACGGCTTCAACAGCTTCCTGCGTTCCGGCGCCCCGGCCGCGCAGTCGTACACCGCTGCCATGCAGAAGATGATGGGCGGCGCGGCGGGCCTGAACACCGCCTTGATGCTCACCAGCGGCAAGGGTTTGCAGACTTTCGAGAGCAACGTGGCGGCCGTCACGGGCGTCACCAAGAAGGCGAACACCGAGGTTGACGGCTGGGCGGAGATGCAGGGCACGTTCAACCAGCGTATGGCCGAGGCCAAGCAGGCGCTGGCCAACATGGGTATCGCCATCGGCACCGCCCTGCTGCCGCCGTTGACGAAGCTCGTGACCATGATCGTCGGTTTCTTGGCGCCGATCGCGACGTGGATCTCCCATAACCAGAAACTGGCGGCAGCTGTTCTGCTGCTGGCCGGTTCGATGGTCACAATCATCGGCGTGACACTCACGGTGATCAAGGTCATCGGGTTGACGAAGGCCGCGATGGAGGGCCTCGGCAAGGCCATGACGTATGTGGCGGAAAATCCGATCATTCTCGCGATCTTGGCGCTCATCGTGGTCGTCTACCTTCTGATCACGCACTGGCAGCAGGTCAAGAAGGTCCTGGCCGACGTGTGGGGCTGGATGAAGGTCGCGGCGAAGGACGTCGCCGATTTCTTCAAGCGCATTTGGGACGACGTCTCCAAGTTCACCAAGCGCATTTGGGACGACATCGCCAACTACTTCAAGCAGGCGTGGGCCGGATTCAAGATCATCTGGAATGCGACCGGCGGAAAACTCGTCGCAGAGGTCGAACACGCCTGGGATGTCGTCTCGACGTCGTTCAAGAACGAGTGGGACAAGATCTCCGCAGACCTCTCCCAGATCTGGGGCGAACTCACCACCCTCTGGAACGACACGGGCGGCGCCATCGTCGGCTACATCACCAGCAACTGGGACGAGATCAAGGCCATCACGTCCGACATCTGGCACTCGATCTTCGACCCGATCAAGAAGGCCTTCGACGTCATCATGACGATCGTCAAGGCTTACCTCCAGGTCATGGAAGGCATCCTCAAGGGAGCCTGGGACGTCATCCGGCTGTACCTCCAGTTCGCCTGGGACCTGATCAAGGGCGTCCTCAAGGCGGCATGGGACTTCATGTCCGGCGTCGTAAAGCTGTACGTCGATGTCATCTGGGGAATCATCAAGGCCGGATTCGACCTGGTCCTGGGCGTCTTCGAAACGGTGTGGGACACGATCAAGGGCGTCATCAACACCGCCCTCGACTTCATCAAGGATATCCTCAAGGTGTTCATCGACCTGATCACCGGCAAGTGGCACCAGCTGTGGGTCGATATCGCGAAGACCGCCGTCGACTTCGTCAACAACGTGAAGTCGCTTTTCTCGGCGGTCATCAACGACACGAAGAAAGCCGTGGTCGATGGGGCCAAGTCCATCTGGGACGGCTTCGTCAGCGGCATCGAGGCGGCGCTCAGCGGCATCGGCAAAGCTCTCAAAGACGTCTACAACGCCGTCGTGGGAGCGTTCAAGGACGCCATCCACTGGCTTGAGCAGGCCGCCAAGGATGTCGTCAACGGTTTCATCAACGGCATCAAGTCCATGCTCGGCGTCGTGGCGAGCGCCGCCGGAAGCGTCGGCGACACCCTGCTGAAGGGCGTCAAGAGCGCCCTGGGTATCAGCTCTCCGTCGAAGGCGTTCCACGGCCTGGGCATCAACGCCATGGAGGGCCTCGCCAGCGGCATCAACGCGACCGCCGGGCAGGCAGCCAAGGCGGCTCGCGCTGCGGCCCTGGGCGTGGCTGCTGCGGCCTCGGGGACGATCGGCGGCACCGTGAACATCGGTGCCAGCGGACCGGGCATGTTCGCCGGTGCCGCCTCCGCCGCAGCGCGGCCCGCCGTGAACATGACGGTCGATCTGCGAGGGGCCCAGATTGCTGGCCCCCAGTCCATCAAGTGGGTCACCGACCAGCTCAACAAGGACTTCGTCCAGAAGGTCGTGCCCACCGCAGGCATCACGACGCGACGCACGGGAGGGTGATCGATGTCCACCTCTGTCCAGCTCCTCATCAACGGTACGGACTACACCCAGTATCTGGAGCAGGGCACGTGGACAATCACCCAGCAATACACGCGCCAGGGCGACACGGCTACGTTCTACCTGGTGGACGAGCACGCATCCGAGCGCAACACCCCCCCGTCCCTGAACATCTACATCCCGGCCCTGGCCACAGTGACCTTCACCGACCTGGGGCTGGGGCAGATCCTGTTCGCCGGGTTGGCCACCGCCCCAGAGGTCCAGTACGACGGCCCCAACCGGCTGTACTGGTCCGTGCAGTGCACCGACTGGACGTATTTCGCGGACCACGGCCTGATCACGGGCGACTTCGTCAACTTCACGGTTGACCAGGTCGTCCTCCTGCTGGTCGCGCAGGCCAACTGCGGAATCAACGCGGCGCTCGTCGCGAACGGCGGATTCGTCTCGCCGGGACCGGTGATCCCCCGGATCCAGTTCGTCTATTCGACGCTGTCCAACGCTCTAGTCTCTTTGATTCAGGTCGCCAGCACCTACACGTCGTGGGGCTGGTATGTGGACGAGAGCAGGAACCTCCATTTCACGCCACTGGTGAATGTCGTGAATTCAGGTGTGACATTCACGGACGACATCACCGCAGTGGATTCGAATACCGTCGGGCATTACGACACCGACAACTTCACCTACACGTGGGACGGCACGCAGCTGCGCAACCGCGCCGTGGTGCGCGGTTCGTCCTTCTCGACGCTTCAGACGGACACCTGGTACGGGGACGGCATCACCACGCAGTGGGCGATCTCGCAGGTCCCCGACACCTCGCGCGTCTCCAGTGCCAGCCTGAAGATCGCCGGGACGACCACGCAGGTCGCGATCCAGTCGGGCACGAGCGCCACCACGCCGTTCGTCATCGTCCAGAACAACATCGGCGCGTGGTTCCTGGTGGTCAACACCGGGGGAACCATTCCGACCACCGCGCAGTCGATCGTCCTCAAGTACTACTACACAGCGCCGATCATCGCCCAGGTGGACAACGTTCCGAGCCAGAACACGTATGCGTCGCTGGCCAACCGTGGGATCTTCGCCACGTACATCCTGGACATCAACCTCAAGACGCTCGCGTCTGCACAGCAGCGCGGCCAGGCGGAGGTGTTCAGCTTCGGCCTGCCGGAGGAGCGCCTCCAGATCCAGTCCACGGAGCTTTTCGGCGGGCACCTGAGGGCCGGGCAGATCTTCACCTGGGTCAGCGCTGTCACGCCGAACTCCTCGAACAGCGGGCTGCCGGGGATCAACGACACATTTTTGATCATCTCGAATACGATCGCGTCGAGCCAGCACGGGTACTACTACCGCACTTACCAGCTCACGGGAGCGCGCACCAGCCTTTCTGTCGGCATCTAGGCGGCTGGGGGAAGCATGGCAGTCCTGCGGCCGTACACCCTCCAGGACCTGTTCCAGAACCTCGCGGGAGCGATCAACTCCAACACGGACACGACCACCCAGTTTGAGGTCGTGGACAACTTCGTCAACGACGCCGAGACGCTGCTGATCAACGTATCCGGCTCGCCTCCGACTCTCACCACGGCGACCGACTATCCAGTGAACGTGTCCGGCGACTACCCCATCAGCTATTGGCGGCTGGCGGACGCGGCGACCGGCACGGCGTTCGATTCGAACCAGAACCTGTTCTCGATCTACCCGCGCATCTCCTCCACATCCATGACGAGCGTGACGCAGGCGGTCACCGGGTTCCTCGCGAACAGCACCGCGTCGCAGTTCACCGCGACCACGTCCAAGATCGTCTTCCCGAACAACGCGTCCCTCCAGATCACCGCCGACCTGACCATCGAATTCCTGGTCAAGTTCAGCTCCCTGGGATCTTCCGGCAACTCCCACTCGCTCATCAGCAAGGAGGGCGGGACGCAGGGCAGCGGCGAATTCGCCCTGTATCTCTTCAACAACGCCGGAGTAGGCTCGCTCGTCTACGGCCAGGCGAGCGGTTCGCCGTCCGCCGGTTCCCTGGCCACCGCGACGCTTTACCACATCGCGGTGGTGCGCACCGCCTCCAACAACACCGTGACGTTCTACGTCAACGGGACGTCGGCGGGTTCCGGCTCTTACGTAACGCCATCGACGACCACGAACAACGTGACGCTCGGGAGCGCGCTCTACGACTCGCCGCTGATGACGCTCGAAGAGGTGGCCATCTACCGCAAAGCGCTGACCAGCGCCCAGGTGACACAGCACTACGGGTGGCTGACGGCCAGCAATGCGACAGCGCGGGCTTTCAACGGCGCCGCAACGCCGTACGGGCTGCTGCTGTATCCCGGCTACGGGGCCCCGACGTCGGAAACATACTCGAATCCTGCGACACAGTGGGGCACCTTCCAGTGGAAGTGAGGGGCCGTGCTCTCTAAGAGCGCTTTCGGGATCCACGGCTCTCTGCGCCTGGAGCTGCGCGACGCTGAGACGGGGGCCCTCCAGGAGGTCCGCGAAAACGGGAACCTGATCGTCACTACGGGACTCAACTCCCTAGCGGCGGCGCTGAACTGGGCCTTCATCCAGAACTACAACACCGGATGGGGTTTCCCGTTCTCCTCGTCGTCGGGCAACCTGGGCGATGTGTACGGGGCGCTGGGCACCGGCACCACCACGCCCGCCGCCGCGCAGACCTCCCTGGCCAGCGAGGCGGGGCGAACCCTGCTCAGTACCGGCACGAACTCGTCGAACGTCCTGACGTACCAGTTCTTCTTCGGCACGACGGCCGCGAACGGCATCATCACCGAGGCGGGGATCTTCACCAACGCCTCGTCTCTCCAGACGACGCTGACCACTGCGCTCACTCTGTCGCAGACCTATACCTCGCTTGCCGTGGCGGCGCTGCCCGCAGCCATCCCCAACGGGGTGACCCTCATTCTGAACTACGGTGGCGCGCAGGTAGGCGGTGTCACGCAGCAGGTGACCACGGCGGCGCCCGCGAGCTTCGGGGCGACCTCGATCACAGTGACCTCGTTCACGGCGAGCGCCTCGTTCCCGATCGGGACGGACGTCGCATACAACACGGGCACCCTGCTCGACAGGGCTCTGATCTCTCCGGCGGTCACGAAGACCGCCGCGCAGACCGCGACGCTGAACCTATCGCTGACCTTGCAGTCCGCCTAGCCTGCTGGCAACGTTGGCTTGGACTTCGTTGACGGTCTGGCCAGCAAGTACGCATAACGTATCACGTGAAGGAGCCAGATGGAAGCCGCCGTCCCCCCCTACCACAGCGACGCTGCCGCCGCAGCCTCCGCCGTCGGCGAACTGTACCTGTATGTCAAGCAGCTCACGGCGCGCATCGCAGAGCTCGCCGAACAGGCCAACAAGCTCGACGACGCACTGATCGAAGCCACGCGGCGCGGCACGGAACTCGACGAGCAGCTCGCGTCCGCGCATGCGCACAACGACGAGTTGCGCACCCGCATCGACAAGCTCGAAGACGAACTGCGCCAGACGCTCGAAGACGAGGCAGACTGCCGCTGCGACCGCTAGGGGGTGAACCGTGGCCCTCTACACCGTCAACAACGGGTCAGTCGTCAACGCGGCCGACGTCAACCAGTTCACGAACCTGCTCAACGGCACGACGACGAACACCTCCGTCACCGTCGCCAACCGCATCCGTGCCCAGCTGACCGGCGCAACGACCGGCACCGGCGGATATACGGGCCAGGTGGCGGGCGCCCCGCCGGGCAGCGGCACCTTCCTCACCGGAGACGTCGTCACCGACGGCAGCCTCGGCACGGTGTGGGTGTGCTCCAACGGCGGCTCCCCCGGCAGCTGGAACGCGGTACCCACCCAGATCGCCACCCAGACGCTCATCTCCGCCGCAGCCTCGGTGACGTTCTCCAGCATCCCCGCGTTCAACCACATCTCGGTGACCTGGAAGACGCGCGCCACGGACAACAACGCCGCCGAGCAGCTTTACCTGCGCTTCAACGGGGACACGGCCTCCCATTACCTGTGGGAGAACAACCAGGCGAACAACGCCGGTGCGGTCTCTGGGGCGACCTCCGCCGGTCTGGTCGGCCAGATCCAGATCGCCACCATCCCGGCCAACAGCGCGACGTCGGGTTTTTTCGGTGCCGGACAGTTCACTGTGCCGTATTTCAACGACTCGACGAACTTCGCCGCCGTTTCGGGCACGGCCAGCGCATTCGCCACGGTGACGAACATGTGGAGCGGAACGTATTCGGGAATGTACAACCAGGCCGTGACGCTCACAAGCCTGACGGTCTTCGCCGCGACCAGCAACCTGGCCATCGGCTCCCGCTTCAGCCTCTACGGGTGGATGTAGCCCATGGCCCTGGCCGCAATCGTCGAAGGCGCGACCTCCTCGGCCACCGACCTCAACCAGGTCGTCAACCTGCTCAACGGCACGACGACGAACACCCAGGTCACGGTGAACGGTCCGATCGGCGCACAGCTGGCGGGTACGACCGCGCCCATGCGCTACGTCGGCGGGGTGAACACGCCTCAGGACGTCGCGTCGATCGACGGGACCCCCTACAGCAGCTTCACCAACTTCTACGCCCCGATCAGCGTACCCCTCACGTACGGGACGACCGACGGCGTGTCCAACGGCACCTATTACGGCGCCGGAGACCTGACGTGGGCGCCTGGCGGCCCGATGGCGATCGGGTCTTCGGCGCCCACGTCTATCGGGTATGACATCGCGTACCCCAACGCCATGACCCCGGCCCTGACGCCTATCCAGATGGGGCCGATCACGATCGGCACGGGCGGTTACGTGTGCCGCGTCCACCAGAGCGCCGCCGTGACGGTCACCTCGGCGACGCAGGCAGTGAGCTGCGACACGGTGGACTACGACCCGCGCGGGATGTTCCGCCCGTCCATTATCGGATCGGGCCGCGCCATCACCATCCCCTTCCCGGGGCTCTGGGGCGTCATGGGCTTCATCCACGCGGCCGAGAACACCATGAGCAATCAGTGGGGCATCGCCCTTTACCAGACCGTCCTGTCGGGACCGCTCACCGCCCTGACGTGCCCGACGGTCCCGTCCGACACCACGAACAAGTACACCGGCGCCGGAGGGATGAGCATGTTCGCGCTCGGTTTCGGCGTGTACAGCGCAGGCATCGTCCCCGGTAGCCAGGTCCAGCTGGCCTTCGCGCCCATCCCTACACCACCGACGACGTATTCCCTGGACGTCTCGGGCCCCGACCGCACGTTCCTGGCCGTCTGGCTCATCGGATAGGGGGCCGCGTGGCGCTGTATTCTGTGGCTTCCGGGCAGCCTCCCGCCGCCGCCGACCTGAACCAGGTCATCAACCTGCTGTCAGGTGCTTCCTCCCCCACGAGCAGCTCCATGCAGGTCGCCAACCGGATCAGGGCTCAACTGACCGGTGCGACGGCCACCTCGGGCCTTGTGGGTTCCACCAGCGGCGGCGCGCCCGCCTCCGGCACCTTCGCCCTCGGCGACCTGGTGGTAGACACCGGCTACAACTGCCTGTGGGTGTGCACCGGAGCCGGGACGCCCGGCACCTGGAAGCGCATCGGCGGCCAGACGTGGACGTCCGTCAACTGGATCTCCACGGGAGTCGGCTCCATCGCGTTCCCGCCGGACCAGACCACGGGAAACTTCCCGCCTGCGCCGACGGCGATCAACCAGACGTTCTTCACGCGTTCCGGCCGCGTCGGCTTCGACGTGATCCAGGCGAACTACCAGGTCCCCGAGTTCTACCCCTACCTGTTCCCGGGCTTCTCCGATTCCGCATACGGGTACACCATCCCCTTGACGGGGACCTACCTCGTCACGAACTACCTGGCCCCTTCCGGGCCCACGGGCGGCACCGACCTGGGTTCGATGATCCTCAAGAACGGCCAGGTCTACCAGTACGGCACCGAGACGCTGTCCTTCGGCAGCGCCACGCACAAGGCGACGTCGATCGTGCACTGCACCGCAGGGGACCTGATCCAGGTGGGCGCCTACGCGGAAGGGCAGTATTCCCCTACGGCCTCGTCTTTCCAGGCGGGATTCAGGATCGCCTACATCGGCAACTAGGAGGCCGCGTGGCTTTGTACACCGTCAGCGGCGGCACCGCCCTGGCTCCGCAGGACATCAACCAGCTGACGAACTTGGTGACCGGCGTGGACGCCAGCACCCAGGTCACGGTGGGCAACGCGATCCAGTCGATCACGCCCGGCTGTCCGGCGCCTTCGCGGTACGTCGGCGGCACCACCACGGGCGCCCCTTCGTCCGGCACGTTCCTGGCGGGCGACATGGTGATCGCCCAGGACGGTTTCGTCTGGATCTGCGTCACCGGCGGCACACCCGGCACCTGGTACCGGCAAGGCACGGGAGATTACCAGGCCACTGCCACGCAGGGTGTAGCCCAGACGTTGACGTCGCGCTCCACCCAAACGGGTTTCGACGTCTTGAACGTCGATACCGTGGTCTCGGATCCGCATAACATGTTCAGCACGTCGAACCACCGCTTCACCATCCCCTTCTCCGGCGGGACGTGGCTGGTGAACGCGACCGTCGGCACGCTGCTGGCTTCCACGACGTTCTCGCAGACCGCCATCTTGACCAAGAACGGCACGGCGTTCGCGCGGGGCACTGAGGCGAAGGTGGTCAACGGCGGCAGCAGCATCGTCACCGACCTCCAGCAGTTCGCTTCCGGGGACCTCATCCAGCTGGCCGCCTATGCCGAAGCGGCGGCGGCCGTGAACACCGGTGCTGGCCGTGTGGTCTTCTCCCTCTGCCTGATCGCGTAGGAGGGCCATGTCTGCGCAATCTGTTCGCGCCCGGAGGGGACCGGCGATCCGTGCCCGTGGTCGCCGTGACACAAGTCGGGAGGTCGGCGTTGGCTGACGATCCGGGAGTCGTGTTCACCGTCAAGGAATTGATCGGCCGCCTTGACGGCAAACTGGACATGATGATGAACGTATTGACGAACAAGGCCGACCGCACCGACGTCAACGCCCTGGGAAACCGGGTAGGGGCCCTGGAGGACAAAGTCGGCGAGATGCACCAGCGCGAAGTCGAACGCGAAGCTGCGAAACTCGCCGAGACCCGCGCCGAAACCACCCACCAGGAGAACAACCGCTGGGTCCTGGGTACCGTGATCACCCTGGGGCTGCTGATGGCTGCCATCGGCACCATCGTCGTCATGCTCCTGCGCCCCTAGGAGGTGCGTTGTCTGACCAGCATCCCGCCGTCGAACATCCGGCCGACCGCGTAAAACGTCGTTCCAGCTGGAACGACTGGCTGGCGCAGCACCTGGTGGCCGTGTTCGGCACCGTGTGGACCGTGTGGGCTTTCGTCGTCTATCCGCTCCTCGCGCTGCTGTTCCCGCATTCGGTGCAGAACATCGTGTTCTTCATCTCCAGCGGCTGGATTCAGCTATGGGCGCTGCCGCTGCTGAACTACACCCAGAACCGCGCCGACGAACTGCGCACCGCGAAGGCAGACACCGATCATCAGGCCCTCACGCATGTGGCGACCACGCTGGACACGGTGGCCGACCTCGTCTCGACCCTGCACACCCGGCTCGACGCCATGGAACGCAAGGGAGAGAGCCCATGAGGACGATGTTCGATGGAATCAACACTGACGCCGCCGACATCCCCACGACGGCACGCATCGTCGCCGGGTATGTGGACGGCCTCTACAAGTGGTCTACCACCGACTGGGCCAGGTTCCCGAACGCGGTCAAGGTGCGCATCGCCGTGTTCGCGACCACCAACGACGGACACGTGCTTGACTGCGAGCCCGGCAACTGTACCCCTTCACAGTCTGTGGACTGGGTGCTGCTACGGCGCAAAGCCGGAGCGGACCCGACAGTGTACTGCGGGCGCAACACGTGGTGGCCGCAGATCCAGGCAGCCTTCAGTGCTCGGGGTGTGCCGCAGCCGCACTACTGGGTCGCGGACTACTCCGTCAGCCAGACCAACCCGCAGATCCCCACGGGCGCTCTCGCGCTGCAATACCGCGACACCGGCGGCTACGACCTGTCTGTGGTCGCAGACTACTGGCCCGGCGTGGATCCGGCGGTTCCGGCCCCAACCGTTCCCACGGAAGAGGATTCATCCATGGTCATCCACTACATCACCGGCAACCCCGAGGTGTGGGCGCTCTCCGGGAACCTGTACTGGCATGTTGTCGATCCAGCGTCGCTCGCGAGCTACGTAAAGGCGGGCATCACCGGAGTCACGATCAGTGACGCCGAGCACCAGGCGATCCTCGCCGCCGTTGCCGCCCAGCGGCCCACGGTGACCGTGGACGCTTCGCAGCTCTCGGCCGCCCTCGCGGCAGTGCTGCCGAAGTCGTTCACCGGCACCCTCAGCTGAACTCGGCCCCCGGTTCCGGCCGGGGGCCTTTCTTCATGCCCTGGTGGTTGACGGATGACGCTCTAGGGTCTCCGGGCGGCCGTGCCCACAGCTTCCAAGGCACGGCCGCCCCCATGGGCCCACCAGGGAGGGAACGGCCCACGGAACACGCACGGGGACCTGCTTCTTCTCCCCCCGCACGGCTGAAGTCTCAGACCAGCAAGTCCAGCTGGCCCAGTTCCCGCATGATGTGCGCGCCCCGAGTGCCCTCCACCGCGCCGAAAACGGACAGGTAGTCCTCCCAGACGGCCCGCGTGAAGTATTCAATGGTGCGCACCGTCTTTTCCGCGAGGATCTCCTCTTTGATGCGGAAGGCTACGCCGACGGCCTCGGTCTTGGCCTGGCATAAACGCCGCTGGGTGACGATGACGCGGTCCCAGGTGCTCAGCCATGCCCTCCAGGTCGAGTCCAGCTGGGCGTTGACGGCGCCGCGCAGCATGGGCAGCCAGGTGAGCGAACGCGGCATCTCGGTGGGCTGCGCCGGGCCGGAACGCGGGACGCGGTGCACGGAGATACTCGGGCGTGGCGCCATGATCTTGCGCAGGATGCGCTTCGGGCTGACGATACGCCCGCGCAAGGTGGGCCGTGGCTCCAGGGCCTGGAAGATCCCGGTGACCTCCGCGTCGAGTTCGGCGAGGACCCGGCGTGCACGCCCCGGCTCGCTGGCTGCCGGTGGACGCAACTGCTCCAGAGGGTTCGTACGCTCCAGCAATGTGGTGCTCATCGTGCCTCTCCTTCCTCGTGCGCCTAGCCCTACCGTAACGTGGGGCACCGACTCTACCGCAGTACGTTAATCCTCGTCTATACCGAGCAGTCTGTTCATTTCGTCCACCTGCGCCGCCACTTCGGCCTCGCGGGCGATGGTGTGCTCGGCGCAGAGCGTCAGGTACCAGCCGCCGGGACGGCGCAGCGCACCCGGCTTGCCGCACCGCTCGCAGGTAGTGTAAGACTCCTGCTCGAAGGGGTCCGTCACCGCGCCGCCGACGCCCACCAGATAAAGCCGAAGGCCGCCGAATTTCTCCTTGACCTGCGTCACCCGGTAGTCCGGGTTGGACTCCAGCGCTGCCGCGTGAGCGCGCTCCAGGATGTCGCGCCAGCCTCCCCCGACGTCCCCGTAGTGCTCGGGGATTTGGTCGCGCAGGGGGCCGAGGCCGCGTTCCGGGTCGAGCCCGGGGATCACCTCCTGCATGGCTCCTCTTCTGCGGCGTATGATCGTTGGGTTTCGCAAGGGCAAGGGCCACAGCGCGAGCTCGGTAGGCTTCGTGCAGTGTAAGGCTGCGGCGGATGGGGTTTGGGTTTCGCAAGCCGTCTGGCTGCCAGCTTAACGTAGCATGCTTACAGGAGCGGCGTCTCCTTTTTGCGTGCGGGATCCGCCTCGAACAAGCCGCCGCCGTACTCGGGCCGCAGCGGTTCGGGCTTCGGCCTCGCGTCCGCATGGGCCTTCTTGCAGGACTGGCACAGCGCTTTCAGATTCGCGTACGACCAGTTCGTGTCCTGATAGTCCAGGAACACGATGGCCAGCGCGGTACGCAGACCGGCCCGCAGCGGATGCGCGTGAGGCTCGACGGCGCGGCAACGGTCCTTGTGCTGCCGACACCCGCCGAGGCACTCACAGCGCCGCTGCGCCCGGTCAGCGATGATCTCCTGGGTGATCCGTCCCTTGTCCGGGGGAATCGCCGGTCGCCTCGCCATGGTCCTCCTCTGTGATGAGGGCCGCCGTTTCGATCGCGGCGAGCACCTCCTCCACGGTACGCCCCGGCTCGTCGTTCCACTCCGCCACGTCGCCCTCGTCGGCGACTATGGCGAGGGCCGCCTCCAGCGTGGCGGACCTCGGATCCTGGTCCCCCTCCTCTGGGGGGAAGGGCGTTCCATAGAACACGAGGTTGAGCGCACCGAACAGGCAGACGGCGCCGCCGGTGTCCACGTCGGTCGAGCCGTCGCCGTCCACGTACCACCCCTGGCACCATCCGCGCTCGCGGAGAACCTGCGCCGACGCGCGCAGAACCTCAGGCACCGTGGCTTCGAGACTAAGCATCGACATCCCCCTTGCTCTCGTGCAGGCGCTTACCTTCCAGCCAGAGATCCAGCAGGATCTCCTTGGAGACGAGCCTCATCGCGCGCCCGTGCTTGTGACCCGGCGACAGCGGGCTGCCAACCAACGCGGGTTTGCCCGACGGCCCGCAGCGCTTGCACTCGGTGCGGTGCACAGACTCCGCGTACTTGGCGCGGGCCGCGTCGTACACCAGCCGGTACGGCGAACAGGCGCAGCCGGGCTTGTGGGTGACGGTGCCGTCCTCGTTCTTGCAGGGGGCCTTCAGCTGCTTGAGGCAGGCCTCCGCGATGAGGAAGGTGCGCATCTTCGCGCCGTCGGACCAGTTGGACTTGTGCCCCTTGCGCCGGTGCGGCGCGATGCCCAGGTCTCCGGGCGGCAGCCCCTGGTCGCGCGGGACGATCTCGTGCGTGCCCGGGTCCACGCGCCACACTCCATAGCCCGCGAACGACCACAGCTCGGAGGGCAGGCGCGGCCGGTTGTGCAGCGGGTGCCAGTACGGGTCCCCGAGCGCGGCAAGCAGCCGCCCGCCCTGCTTCGCGCCGATGCCCTTGGTCTTGGCGACCCAGGGGCCCAGGGGGTGCTCCTTGACGGCCTTCTCCAGCGAGACGACGGAAACCCGTTCCGCCTCGACGAGCATCTGGACGAGGGCGCTGAGGCGGGCGACGGCCGGGTGGCCCTCGTCGAGCCCGAAGCCGCGCATCTCGCCGTCCTCGTCGGGCTCGTTGCGGGTGAACTGCCGCAGCCGGTTCTCGGCGGCGATGCGGACCTTCTCGACGTCGCTGAGGATGTCGGCGAGGACCGCGAGGATGGCGTCCTCGGGGGAGCGCGGGACAACGGTGACGACGATCGGTGGTGCGGTGTCAATGCTCATGCAAATCCTCCCTGGATTTCGTCATGCGGCGCGTACGCTTTGAGGTTCGTCCGTGTGATGGCCGCATTGGTTGATGGATGCCGGTGTGGATGGGACGGCGTCCGCGACATGGGTGACGTGCGAATCGGGGCCGCGCACCCTACTTGGGGTTCGTGGAGGGCATGGCGCCCTAGAACTCGTCGTCCTCCGGGTCCGGGACGCTGCCGCTTCCGTCGGGCAGCGGGCCCAGCACGTCCATCAGGACCTCCTTGGGCAGCTGGCCCAGCGTAGCGCCGCGCTCCCACCGGCTGAGCAGGTCGCGCAGCTTCTCGTAGCGCTGCGCCTTGACCACCATCAGGTCGGCGCGCAGGCGCAGCTTCCCTGAGAGGTAGTCCAGGTCTTCCCATGTGCAGTCGGCCAGGCGCTTGTAGCCGTTGCTGGTCACGACGCGGTCTTCCAGGACTTGGCGCCACCATTCGGTGATGCCGGTGACCTTGGCGGAGCGCACGAGGATGCCGCGCGCGGTGGCGGGGCTGGTCAGGGCGCGTTCGGCGACGATGCGCTGGCGCACATAGACCGGGAGCACGAGCTCCAGGACCGCCGGAACCGCCGCCGCCGGGATGCGGTGGAGCAGTTCTCGCGCGATGTCCGCCGGGTCCGACAGGCCGGTGTCGGCCAGGATGCTGCGGATTGCATTGGGCAGGTCGAAGTGGGGCGCGGCCGGACTTTGGCCCCGGGTTCCTTGCGCTACGAGCACTGTTCCTCCCTGGTTGCTTGGACCTAACGTACCACGGCAACCAGGGAGGGGCAACTATACGTTAGTCCTCGGGCAGCACGACGGCAAGGATGGCGTGCGGCTGGACCTGGCGGTACGTGCGGCCACCGCGCTCGATCTCCTGGCCGACGTGCTTGTTCACCAGCACCCAGTCGCCAACGGCAACCTCCGGCTTGGCGAGCGCGCCGTTGTCCAGCGTGCGCCCCGGCCCCACGGCGACCACCAGGGCCTCCGCGAACGGGGAGCCCGCGCTGTCGGGCACGAACAGACCGCTCGGCCGCTTCTCCGGCGCTGATTCCGGGATCGAGATCAAGATGTTCTCGCCGGTCATACGAAGATCCATGTACGCCTCTCTCGGGATCGGGTTCCGCTACGTTAGCCTATTCTTGCGGCGCGAGCGCCAACAGGACTATCTCGGCGATGGCCACCGCGCGCATGTCGGCGGGCATCTCCAACGCATCTCCCGCGAGGTCTTCCAGGTACTCCCCGACCATCCGCAACAGCGTCGGCGACAGCGCGATCCACTTGGCCAGCGGTTCGCCGGTAAGCTCGCCGAAGGGGAACGTCTCCGCGATCTGGCTATCGGGCCCACGCTCGATGTACTGGTATAGACCGTGGGAGTCCTCGTCCGGAACCGCGAACCACGGCGTCGGCGGCAGCCCGTCGAGGCACCCGTCGATCGCCTCGGCCGCTGCGAGGAGCGTTTCGGCCGGGGTCACGCCTGAGCCGCCAGATACTGGTCCTCGACCACGCGGGGGATCTTGCCGTGGGGGGACACCGGCACGCCGTTGGCCGCGCACCATTCGCGCACCAGCATCGGCACGGTGCGCGGCGCCGCCGTCTTGCGGGTGCGGCGCGCGGGCGTCGGCTGTGCGGCCGGTGCGGGGGCGGCATCGGTGAAGGGCTCGACAGCGGCGAGGAGGGCCTCCTGGCACTCATAGCACAGGTCCAGCGCGTAGGCGTGGACGCCTACCGTCAGCGGCACTTCGAAACCTTCGCGATCGTTGTGGAGATCGCAGACCCGTCGCATGACGGTCTCTTTGGACATGGGAACTCCCTTACTCCTGTTCTGGGTCGTCGCACAGGCGGGCGTAACCCTCGTCCACAGTACTCAAGGCGTTGCGGACTTCGCGCTTCTGCTCGCGCTTTTCCTCGCGCGTAGCCATGAAGCTGTCGGCGCGCCACACCCCGCACGTCACCACGAAACCGATGAGGAAGCATGCGGCGAGGACCGCGAGGGCGATGAAAGCGCCCGCGAGGACGTCGAGGGCTGCGTGCGTTACGTTCATTTTAAACCTCCCTGGTAGTGCGCGTCCATCCTAGGGGCGGGAGGCCTAACGAAGCCAATTCGGCGGCCGTTCCGGGGCGTAGGCGCCCTCGGCGGTAAGCAGGACATATCCACGGCCGTATATCTTGACCGGAACCTTCTGTGGATCGTCTCCGGCATGCAGGAGGTACCCGTCGCGGTACGCCTGGAGGCGGTGGAGTTCGACGCCCCGGAGATGGCATTCACTGCACAGCAGGACCAGGTTGCTGACGCTGCCGATCAGCGGGTCCCGGCTGCCGCCCATCCGGCGTGGCTTGCGGTGGTGGATCTGGAGGCCTTCGTCGATGAACACACCGCAACGCTCACAGGCGTCGTTCGCCCGACACCCGACGGCGATGCGCACATCGGCCGAAGGCCCGGTGTCGCGCGGGACGCGACGGGTCCGGGCCTTCCCCGCCAGGGCGGTGCGTTTCACGTGGCGGGCAGGCCCTCGGCCAGCCGTGCCTCGTTGAGCAGGCGCCGATAGATCTCGGGATACTTCTCCCGCAGCGCGCGGTCGGCGTTGCGCGTCGCGCGGGTGACCGCGCTGCGCAGTTCGGCGGTCTCGGGGTCCTGGAGGTGGCCGCGCACCCGCTTCGCCTCGTTGGCCAGGTATGCCTCGCCCTCGGCGACGAGTCGCTCCTGGCGGCGCAGCCTTGAGAACTTCTTGTGGCATTCCTTGCACCAGCTCATGCGCCTGCGCTCGTTGTCCGGCGCGTCCTTGCGCTTGCGGCCGAGGTAGAAGTCAGTCAGGAGCTTGACTTCGTGGCACCGGGTGCACTCTTTCAGGCCGGGCGCCAGTGGCGGCGCGTCGATAGTTTCCATGGGGACTCCTTGCTGTCACTCGCGGCTAGCGTATCACGTACGATCTTGGTGCACCATAGCCGCGTAACAGGCGCAGTCTCCCCTATCCTGCATCCCTCGCCATATCCGCAAAACGGGCATAGTGCCCCTGGAAGGCCACGGCCACCGGATCGCACCGCCCGTCGCGCTGCTTGGCGATGATCAAATCCGCCTCGCCCTGGCGATCCTCCCTGTCGCGCGTCTCCGGCCGGTCGATCAAGATCACGTTAGTCGCCGCCTGCTCCACCTTCGTGGAGCCCCCGATGTCGGAGAGCACCGGTACGCCACCGGCCCTGCGGGTGGACTCCCGGTTGAGCTGGGCCAGAACCAGCAGGCGCACCCCGAGGCGCCTGCCCAGCTTCTTGAGGCCATAGATGTTGCGCCCCACCGCCTGTTCTTCGGCCGTCACCCCGGCGGGCCACTCCATCAGCTGGAGGAAGTCGATGATCCCCAGCTGTACGCCCTTGCGCACACCCTCGCGCAAGTGCCGCGCGATATCGGCCAGACCCATCGAGCTCTCGTCGATGATTTGCAGCGGGGCCTGCGCGATCCTCGGGTGCACCTGGGCGATCTTGTGCCACTCCAGCTCGCCGAGCGGGGTCTCGCGCGGATTCGTCAGCCGGTCCAGCCACACCCCGGCCTCGGCAGCGACCAGGCGGCGCGTGTACTGCTCGGCGCTCATCTCCAGGGTAAATAGCAGGGTACCGACGCCGTTGAGCGTGTTCGCGCGGATGAAGTTCACCGCCGCGATCGACTTGCCCTGGCTCGCCCTGGCCGCCACCACGTCCAAGCCGTCCTTCGGGATGCCCTTGTATACCTCGTCGAGATCGGCCAGGCCGCTGCGCATCCCCGGCTCCTGCGTGGGGTTCTCGGCCTCTTCCAGGACGCGCTCCAACACGTCGTCAATCGCGTGCCAGGAGGTGTCCCGGGAAGCGGCCACGCCGTCCAGTTCGGTGTACGCGGCGGCCAGCAGCGCCTCGGTGTCCTCGGTCGTCGCGCTCTGCGCCATCTGGTTGATCCTGGCCGCGACGCCCTGGAACCTGCGCAGCAGCGCCACTTTCGCCACGATGTCGGCGTGGTACGCGGCAGCGGCGGCCGTCGGCACGCAGGCCATCAGCGTGTGCAGGTACGGCGCACCGCCGATCTTCATCAGCTCGCCGCGCTTGGCCAGTTCCGCGCCGACGGTGACCGCGTCCGCCGGGACGCCCTCGGAGTACAGCGCGACGATGCAGTCGAAGATCGCCTCGTGCGCGGGCTGGTAGAAGTCCTCCCCGCGCAGCCCGCCTTCCAGCACCTGCGCGATGGCGCTGGAGGCCAGCAGCATGCCCCCCAGGACGCTCTGCTCAGCCGCCTGGTCGAACGTTCCAGTCAACGCCCCACGGCCTTCATGGGGCCGTCCAGGCGCGTCTCCAGGCGCGTGCTTGGGTGCTTCACCAGCAGCCCACGCTTCACCAGCTCCGCGCGCTCGTTGCGGGACTTGATCTCCAGCGCCACCAGCTCGTCGGCCGGGACGTCCATGGTGAACAGCGCCGGGTCGAAACCGACATCGCCGAAGGCATCCAGCCGCGCCCGCTCCAGGTCGCGCACGCCCTGCACGATGTGCACCGGCATCAGCCACTCCGTGGAGGTCTGGAAGTGCTTGCGCACAACCGTGGCCGCGTCGGTGGCGTCGGTGTCGGCGAGCATGACGCTCCAGGCGGCGGTCTCCGCATCGCCTACGTTCCGCCGGTCGATCGCCTGGGCGAAACTGAGCAGTTCGATGACTTCATCGCGGGTCACAGGTGGTCCTTCCGGTCGGCGAAGAGGGTGGCGGCGAAAAGCGACGGCTGGGACGCGTCCCCGGAGCGCTTGGCGAGGGTGGCGATCACCTTCTGGTCGCCGGGAGCCACGGGCGGCTGGGGTTTGTGCGTCGAACTCCAGCGAACCATCTCTTGATATTCGGGTGCATCGTCAAAACGATCGTTATTCAACCATGTAGCGGCGTGGGGAATGTAATCCATTTCCGTCCCCTTCCACTCATGGAATTCCCGGTGCATTCTTGCGGCCCGAATAATGCAATCCGGCGAGAAACCACGATCCACGGCCCGCTGCCACGATTTCCTCGCCGCTGGCTTTGCCACTTTCCTGGGGTAAATGCTCCAGAATTCCGAGAATTCCGGGCCATCCTCCACTCCCCGACGCGGCTTCGCTGCTGGAGCGATCTTAGCACCAGCGACGGCCGGGAGGGCAAGTTCGGTCCCGGGCGGCGCGGGCTGCGCAGGCGGCACGGAGCCTTTGAAGTCAAGATCAAAAGAAGAACTAACTTCAAAAACAGTACATGGAGGGTTTGGCAAACCCTCTCGGGAGGGTTTCGCATACCCTTCCCGATACCCTTTCTCGAAAGTCTCAGCATCTGAGACGTCGCTGGTGGGAAGCCCATCCAGGAGGGCAGCACGGACGGCGGCAAGCCGCGCCTCGACCTGCTTCCTCGTTGATGTCCCTGACTTGGCAGAGATTCGATCGTCAAGATCGTCAAGAGGGATTCGATCAAGCTCGGCGAGGAGGGTCCGGCGCACCCGGACCGACTCGATCCCCGTCGCCGCGTCGGCCATCGCGGCGACGATGAGGGGCTGCTTCCAGGAGCCGCTATTGCGAATATAGGTCCGCACGAGAGCCTCGTCGGTGTCACTATCGAAAACGACATAGTGCTTTTCGTCGAGTTCCGCCAGTTGCTTTTCGATATCCGCTGGAGAAAGGTCTGGCGCCGACTGGGCCCAGCGCTTCAGAGTGACAGGAATGAGCCCGACCTGATTCAAATTCTGCTGGGACAACAGGAAAAGGTAGAGGCGCTGCGCCTCGATGCTTACTTTACGGAAGTCCAAGTCACCCCAGATTGAGGTGAGGACAGCGGCGTAGGTGCGTGCCATCAGACCCCCCAGCCGCCCTGCGGCGCGGTTCCCATGATCAGCACTTGCGAAACGGGCATGGCTACGTTACGCTCCTCGCATACAGAGTGAACGAAGGCCGCCCCCGTCTGCCAAGAAAAGGGCGGCCTTCGTGCTGCCTAAGCGCATACTACGCGCGGGTTCAATCTCTACGCAACGCCTGGATCGTTGTCACGTACTTGCGTCAGAACGCGCCGATGGCAGCCTCGACACCGGCGATCCGGTCCATGATGTCCATGGATTGAGCAGCGCTGGTGGCCATCAGGATCATAGCCCTGCGGACCTCATCCTCGCCCGCCCGGGAGAAGTCCTCCAGGAGCAGTGCACACTCTCTGGCGTCGCCTTCCGCCACCGCGCCGACGTAGCCGTAGGCGAAGCGCTCGGCGGTGCCGGGTTCGAACCAGTATTCGAGGGGCGGGCGCTCCCCGACTTGCGTGTAGTACAGCGCGGTCGGCGTGGCCAGCGTTGTGATCACGGCGAGGGCGGCGTCCCGGCCGCGCATCCAGATGTCGGAGAGCACCTGGGGCAACATGTCGGGGAAGTCGTGCCGGATCAGGACGATGAGCCGGGCGGCGTGACCGTCTGCGTCGAAGGGCGCACGGGGGGTGCGTACGGGTAGCGGCAGGGGCAAGGAGTCCTCCTCGGGGTTGGGGTGGGGATACCGTATGCGCGGCGCAGGCCGTGGTCAACCGGCATAGCGGGGTTGCGTCATCCGTACCGTCGTGTTACGTTAGTCCCGAGCCCGGAACCCCCAGCGCGAGGAGGACCACCGTGTACAAGCTGATCGTCGAAGGACCCGACGCCGAGAACGGCAAGGAGGACTTCGAGATGCGCAACCAGACCACCGCGTATAACGTGTACAGTCGCCTGGCGCCGCAGAACCATGTCATCCTGGAGCAGCCCGACGGCACGGTCCTCGACAGCAAGGTGGTTCCGGACCCATGGGAGGCCCACCCCTCCGCTTAACGTAGCTTCTGGCGGCCGTGCCTGACCCGAGTCCCAAGGTATGCCGCGCCGCCAGCGCAGGCCACCGCCAGCCATATCCCAGACGGGACCCCTCGCCACCTCGCTGGCGGCATAGGTTTCACCGG